AATACCCAAGCACATGGATTTGTTACCGATGAATTACCGCAGGAGTTAGATGATGGCACTAAGCCAAAGGTGGAAGCAACTAAGAAAGATGCGAAAGAGAAAGGGACAATATGCCCTTCGTGCGCTTTTGTCAGGAAAAAGCACGAGTATACGTGTCCATGTTGCGGATTTGTTCCGAAAAAGAAAGATGCAGGAATTGATGTCCAGGCGGGGGACTTACTGGAGGTTACTAGGAAGAAAGTCACCAGTGAAGATAAACAGAAGTTATACTCAGAGTTACTCTATGTAGAAGTGGAAAAGGGCTACAAAAGAGGATTTGCTGCACAGATGTATCGTAATAAATGTGGAGTCTGGCCTAAAGGATTGTCAGATGTTCCACGTATACCATCAGAAACAACATTAAATTACATAAAATCACGCATGATTGCGTTTAGACATGGAGCTAAGAGGGCATGAAAGCAGTAGACCACGCAGTTCAGTATGCCGAAAAAGGCTGGCACGTACTACCCTTACATTCAGTCATTGAAGGTAAATGCACTTGTAATAAAGTGGGATGTACTAGCGCAGGAAAGCACCCACAAACAATTAACGGATTAAAGTCTGCAACGGTAGACAAGGATACTATCAATGAATGGTTCAAACATTGGCCAAGAGCAAACATTGGGATTGCAACTGGTCAACTCTCAGGTATTGGAGTCGTTGACATCGACCCTAGGCACGGGGGAGAAGATTCCCTTGACGAGCTTACAGCAAAATATGGTTGCATCCCCGACACCGTTGAAGCCATTACCCAGTCCAGTGGTCGTCACATCATTTTCCAATACGAAGAAGGTTTTAGGACTACTGCTGGCAAGTTGGGTAGGGGTATTGATACTCGTGGCGATGGTGGCTATATTGTCGCAGCCCCAAGTAAAGGACTTTTGGGAGAATACCATTGGGAAGCCAGTTCAGACCCTGAGGATTGTCCTATTGTCAGAGCACCAGCTTGGGTATTACAATTGCTCAACAGGAATAAAGACCTTGAGTTTGCCTCGGAAAAGATTGGCGAGGGATTACGAAACGCCTATATGTGTAGTATAGGTGGGGCATTAAGAAGTAGGGGAGTTTCATTTAAAGCAATATTAGCTTGTTTACAAGAAGAGAATATGCAACGGTGCGACCCTCCTATTAGCAATATTGAAGTATTTAACATAGCAAGAAGCATGATGCAGTATTCACCGAGCGTAGAGACAAATAAGTTAAGAATTACTAAACATTGATGTTAGGATAAGAAAAATGGCAATTTACATTGATTTAGAAGCAGTTATAACAATGTTTAAATCTACTTATAGGAATTCCTATTTGCGTGGTGACGAGGTAGCTAAGATAATGGAAATTAGATATGGACAGCAAGACCAAAAATCGTCATCTTATGCCAAAGACGGCAAAAGTAGTGGATTGGATGAGGACTGAGTTTCCAGGCATTAAAGTTTTGTATGCAGAAGAAGGGCAGTACAGGATAGGAAAGAAGCCAGACCCAAGTAAGTATGTAGTCCCATGTATCAATGAGCCAATAGTTAAAAAAGGAAAACGAAAATGAGTGAAACTGCAATTAAAGACTTTCCTATGGAAGGTGCAATGATGTCGGATATGGTAGCCCTAGCAGTTATTGAAGCTATGGTATCAAGCGACCTAGGCAAGCAATTAGAAAACCCAATGACACAGATGACTGCTATTGGATTCGCATTTGCTAAAGAGTTCTTAAAGCAACGTGAAGAATGGCTCAAGCCTAAAGAACCTGAAGAATCAAAAATAGTAGTTAATTGATATGATTCCTATTGTCGTATGCACAGTAGGCTCTCGTAGCTTATCTGTGATGCAAACTTCCGTAAGAATTTATAACCCTGATGTCAATTTAATGATATTTGAAGGGTTTATGGGGAACTTTGGGGATGACTATAACGCAGTCATGGAGTTGGCATTTAGAGAATACGACGAAATCATTATTGCTAATGACGATATAGTCCTTAATCCTGACTCTTACAATCTATTGGTAGAAGATGTAGCTTTTTTAAAAAACCGACACCCCCGTAATTTGGGGTTTGTTGCTGCACGTTCCGATTGGGTTAGACCACACCAAAGCATAGCCCATCAACCCGAACAGAACATTCTTCAGTCACCAATAGTCTCACCGCTATTTGCTTACATCAATAAAGAAACATTTGCACAAGCCAAGTTTCCACCTATCAATTGGTTCTCTGACGATGTGATGTGTAAAGACCTCATAAAAGCAGGTTATTTAAACTTTATTTCAAGGTCTTATGTGCATCATGTAGGCTCACAGTCTATTGGCCGAGACTTTCAAAAGCTAATGGATGGCCCAAAAGAGTGGATTAAACAGAATAGACCAGAATACTTTAAGGAATGGTATGGACAATAAACCCCGTAGGATAATGATTGGTACTCCTTGCTATGACGGCAAGCTAGAACTCGACTTTATGACTTCCATATTCAAGACTATGGAGTTATGTATTTTGAATGAAATTGAAATGACTCTCAAAACCATTGTGGGATGCTCATTGATTCAAAAGGCACGAGATGAGCTATTCCGTATGGCTTATGAGGCAGAAGTAGATGACCTTATCTTTATTGATGCCGACCAGGGATGGGAGCAGAAAGACTTTGGTAACTTAATTTCACCGACTGTGGATGTCATCGGTGGCGCAGTAGTCAGTAAGAATGATTTAGCACACTATAACGTCAAGACCTTTGATAAAAAGTATGACTTTTACTATGGTTTGATTGATGCTCGTGCCGTAGGTACAGGATTTATGCGTATCTCTAAACGTGCTATCAAAATGATGTGGGATGCCTCAGAAAAATACACCGACCACGGAAAAGAATATCGTCATGTATTTGAGACTAAGGTAGTAGATGGTCAATTACTTGGTGAAGACGTAGCATTCTGTCAAAAATGGCGTGATTTAGGTGAAAAAGTGTACGTTCACCCTGATATTAACGTGTCACACACAGGCAAAAAGACTTGGTACGGTGATTTCAAGAAATATGTAGAGATTGCCAATGCAAATTGGGAGGCCGAGAATGATAAGTCAGCGTGATATTGAGAAAGCTCTAGACTTTTTAAGGGATTCTGCCGAACAAGCAGCCGTAAATCGGTCTAATCGGGTATATATGGAGGAATATCGCAAGTCACTCAAAGCTCAGTTAATGTCTGACAATCTAGATATGCCTGTAAACGCTCAAGAACGAGAAGCCTATAAAAATGTTGAATATATTACACATTTAGAGGCTATGAAAGAGGCTATTTATCAAGATGAAAAGCTCCGATTCCTGATAGAAGCAGCCAAGATTAAGATTAGTGCATGGCAAACAATGGAAAAGGCTAACGCAAATGTCTAGTTATCTCAAGACGAAGCCTTATCGTAACCCTCAGTTGCTAAAATTAGCAAAAGATGCGCCCTGTGCAATTTGTTGTTCATACGGAACTACCGTGTCAGCTCATTCTAACCTATTAGAGCATGGAAAAGGTATGGGAAGAAAAGCCTCAGATGCAGCAATATGTTTATTATGCTATAATTGCCATAGTAAGTTAGACCAAGGCTCAGATTCCTACGAAGAAAAAAGGAATAGATTTTTTGAGGCTTGCACATCAACATATATATGGTTAATGGAGAATGGGTATCTTGAAGTCAAGAGTCCAAGTAAAGTGCAAAGGTTGTCTGAACCTTTTTGAAGTGCCAAAGTGTAGAGAATGGCGGTCAAATTTTTGTTCAGATAATTGTAGGCAGTTTAGAAAAGATTTAGAGAAAAAACTTAGGGAAAGAGAATGTATGGAATGCGGTAATGTATTTATTCCTAGGCCATACCAAATAAAGTCTGGTGAGGGAAAATATTGCTCGAAAAAATGCCGCAATAGCGTAATGGTTAGGGCTGCACATACTCCCGAAGCAAACCAAAAGCGTATCGAATCATTTTTAAAATCATGGAATCCACCAACGGGTGAAAATCATCCAAATTGGAAAGGTGGAAAGCAAGAACACATAAAAAGACTTAAAGAATCAGGTGCTTTATCTAAAAGAGTAAAAGAATACAGAAAAAAGAACCCTGAAAAAGTTAGAGAATGGTCAATTAACAGGCGAAGCAAATACACTGAAAGATTGCCACATGGCACCGTTAAAAAGATTGGCGAATCTCAAAAATGGCTATGCGTTTGTTGTCGTGTTGATGTATCTAAAAAATACCACATTGACCATATCACGGCATTGTCTAAGGGCGGTAAAAACATACCTGAGAATATTCAGCTTTTATGCCCCAAATGCAATATTGAAAAATCAGCCAAGAATCCAATAGATTTTATGAAAGAAAAAGGTTATTTATTATGATACTTGGCATAGACCCAGGACTTGACGGAGGATTGGCAATTCTTGACGGGTCGGCCATTGAACTACTAGAGACCATTCCGACACAGACTAAAGGCGGATTTATCAAGAGACAGGTGGATGCTCAAAAATTAAGCAACATACTTAGGGTTTACCCTGATGTAATCTGTTATCTTGAAAAGGTAGCTAGTAGGCCTGGTCAAGGTGTTGGCTCAGTATTCTCATTTGGAGACACTTACGGGGCGATTAGAGGGGTATTAGGGGCGTTAAATATACCTACTTACTATGTATCCCCACAAAAATGGAAAAAAGAGCTTAAAATCAGTTCTAAAGAAGATTCACTAAAGGCTATCAAAGACCTTTACCCCCTGATGAAGATGAGAAAGAAAGACCACAATTTGGCAGAGGCAATACTACTTGCCCTTTATGGTCAGAAAGAGAGAGAAGATGTCAAAAATGACTTATGACCAATGGGAAGCTCGCTATCTTGAGGAAGAAGGCTCGAATTATTCACAAGAAAAGCGGCTTGCATTTGTAAATGATTACCTTTTAGACCCAAATCTAGCAGCCGTATGTCGAAAGCATGAAGTCCCATATCAAACGGCATTCCAATGGAAGACAAAATCATGGTGGCACAACATGGTTGAAGAAATCCTCCTAAACTATAAAGACGAACTATTAGCCAAACAGCGTCAAATCATCAATAAGACCTATGATGAAATAGGCGAACGGCTAGAAAACGGGGATGAATCGTATATTCCCAATGAAGGCCATGTAAGAACTAAAGTAAAAGCCAATCACCTTGCCACTATTGCAGATGTAACACTAAAGGCTAATCAATTACTTCAGGGTAAGGCCACATCAATCAGCCATGTTACCATTGAATCATTGGCAGATAAGCTGCGAACCATTACCCAGGAAGCCATTGATATAACCCCTACCACTCCATCCATTGAACAGGTAGCACAAATCCATCAGGAATCATAAGAAACTCCACTAAAGGCTTATTGATTTCTTGATTTTGGGTGGCTTGAATACGCCTAAACGTCTCTCTTATGTCTGTTTTAGCGGATGATACATAGTTAAACTTTGGGTCTGTTATTCTTAATTGTGGGTATAGTGTTTTCACGCTATTACCTCCTCAATATTTCCCTCTAATATTTCTTCTCCACTCTCTAAATTTTCTTCAATAGCTCTTTCAATAAGGCATGAATCTGACACTCTACAATGTGCTGGTCTTCTGGATAAACTACCTTATCAAGCCACGCATAAAAGTGTTCTGCTGTGTCATAGTCCATAACTTTCATAATTAAACCCCTAATAAAGAAACAGCACCAAGATACCCAAGCGTAACACCTAACGCAAGGAATAAAAGAGTAGGAATTACCTGGTCTATAAGCGCTCTCATATTAAGCCTCGCATTCTTGAGTTTGAACTATTTCATTGGCATATTGCTCTGCAACAAACCAAACCATAGCATTCTTAAAAGTAGAGGCATTCCCTAATTCTTTGGCAATAAACTCTGGAGTCTCTCCAATCTCATCTATCCATTCGCCTAATTTATCGTGCAATTCATGGGAAAATTCATCGTATAGGTCATTAGTTTGACTGTAATAAATCATTGTTCCAGCAATACCACTAACGCAACCATGCTGGGAAATCTCTTTTAACTCATCTTTTGAGTAGTTTTCTTTGATGTGTTTGTAAAATGTATTCATTGTGATTCCCCTATTAGTTAGATAAAAACTCTTTAAGCCATTGTGATGCTTGTTTTAGAGACCTGGTGTTATAACGCAATAAGAGGCTGCCGTCTCCTTCAATAACATCGTAAACACCTTCGGCACGATTAAAAAATAATTGATAGACTTCATCATTAAACTTTAATTGACCATCTTTAGCATTGGCGTGCAGCTTGGCTACTTGATTAAGTATCTTTGATTCATTGATTACTAACATCTCAATTCCCCTATAAATTAGACATCCCCCGATGTCATGTAAGAACTATACATGAATACAAAAGTTATTTGTAAACTATTTACTAGGTATATTCCCTTAGTTGTATAGATACAACGCTGCCTATTTTTTAAGCAATATCAAAGTGTTATGAAGCGGCCGACATTAAACCTTATACAAACCTAGTTAAGACATTAAATAGAGAGACAAGAATACTAGAGAGAGGAATACATATAGGAGAGGAGATAAGACCATCATTTACCCCATGAGTCCTCGTTAGTGGCAGCTTCCTAGTCTCCCCCGCTTATCCCGTAACCAGGAGACCCCACGCTAAGGAGACCCATTAACTATCCACCTCTCTATATAGTATTGATACCCTTATCCTCTCTCTATATAGGGGATAGAGGCCTTACCACCGTTCCCATTAGGGTAAACCCTATACTGTATGGATATACAGGGTGGGAGGGGGAAATAAGTGTGGGCTAATATAGTTATAACCCACCCTGAGACGACGCAACCAAATTTCAAATTTAGAAAAAAGTGTTTCCCTCTCTCTATAGGAAAATGAGACTTTCACTCAAAATCAATATCGCATTTCTCGCTATATAGGATTTTTGAAATTTAGGGTTTATACTACTATCCATGATGAGTAACATAATCCCTTCCACGGATTTATCTCGGCCCGTAACGGAAGAAGTATTAGATGAGATACAAGCAAGGTTAGACGCAGGATGGCGCATTAGGAATGATATGCAACTCCTGTTAGACTTCACTAGGAAAGCATTACATGAAGCTAGATGCACAGTTGATAGAGGGCTTTGTCAGGGTGTTTCTTGTCCCTCGGATGGATGCAGTCAAGGCAATCCCTGCGTTTCATAGGGTTCTTTGGGATAAGTTCTGTTCAGATGGCTCTAGAGTAGTAGTTGCTGCCCCTCGTGGAACCGCTAAGACTACTGCAGTAACCTTCTCTGGTACGTTAGCGTCTGCTCTCTTTCGTGACCGTGATTTCATATTATTAGTCTCCAAGACAGAAGGACAAGTCGTCCGCTTCCTAGCCAACATCAAAACAGAGCTTCTAGTCAATCAGGAGCTTATATCCCAGTTTGGGGTTAAACGGTTCGTTAAAGATACTGAGACAGAAGTAGTAGTAGAGTTATTAGACGGACACCAGTTTTGTATCATAGCCAAAGGTTCTGAACAGGAAGTCCGAGGACTGCAATGGAACGGTAAACGCCCCAATCTCATCATTATTGATGATGCAGAGGGTGCAGAGCAGGTAATGAACCCACAGCGTCGTGAGAAGTTCCGTAACTGGCTATTTAATGACCTATTCCCTTGCGGTTCGGAATACTGCAAGATTAGAATGGTAGGGACAGTCCTTCACATGGATAGTGCCCTAGAAAGACTACTTAAAGACTCGTTATGGGACTCAGAGAGGTTTGCAGCGCACAATGAAGACTTTACCGAGTTACTCTGGCCTGAGAAGCTCAGTAGAGAGAAACTAGAAGAAATAAGACAATCCTATATTAACCAAGGAAACCCTGATGGATATAGCCAGGAATATCTCAATAAGCCTATTGACGCTGAAAATGCCTATTTTCATAGGGACGATTTTATTCATAGCGATACTCCTGATTACCTTGAGTATTATGCTGCAATTGACTTTGCTATTACAAAAAAGACCAAGTCCGACTATACCGTTATTGCGGTGGCGGGTATCGACCAAGAAGGGCTTGTCCACATAGTCGATATAAGACGAGGCAGATGGGATGGCTTTGAGATTATCGAGAATATGTTTTGGATACAACAAAAGTATGAGCCTAACCTGTTCATAGCGGAAAAAGGGCAGATTAAACATACCCTAGATGCCTTCTTGAATGCCGAGATGGTTAAGCGGGGAATGTACATTAACCTACACGCAGTGACTCCAAAGGTTGACAAAGAACAACGGGCTAAACCACTACAGGCTCGTATGAGGGCAGGTGGAGTACGGTTTAACAAAGAAAAGAACTGGTACGCTGGTCTAATAGATGAGATGCTTGTCTTTCCTAGAGGTCAACACGATGACCAAGTCGATGCTCTAGCTTATATTGGACTAGCTTTGGATAAAGTGACTTTAGCCCCTACTCAGGAGGAAAGAGACGATGAAGAGTATGATAAAGAATACGGTGGTCAATTATTTGAGGGACAATCTATCTATACTGGTTACTAGACAAGAATTGAACTGTCTAGGAACATATTGACTATGTTACAATGCTGTGGTATTTTCCTTTAAAGAATTCACAAGGTAAACAATGAAAATAGAAGAACTCCTACGTTCCCCCAATATCGCTGAAGATATGGATTCAGAGGAGTTATCCTCATTAGGCTTCAGATTGATGGATGAAATCAATCTTGATTTAACTTCCCGTTTAGATTGGGAAGAGCGTAATGAAAGAGCTAGTAAATTGGCTTTGCAGGTCGTAGAGAAAAAAACTTTCCCTTGGCCTGGTGCTTCTAACGTAAAGTTCCCATTGATTACTATTGCTGCAATGCAATATCATAGTCGTGCGTACCCTGCATTAATTTCTAATAACGAAGTTGTCAAATGTAAGGTGTACGGTAAAGACGACGATGGTGAAATGCACAAACGTGCAGACCGCATCTCCCGTCACATGACTTACCAAGTAATGGAAGAAGATGAAGGTTGGGAAGAGAACACTGACAAGACTTTGCTGGTTCAAGCTATTGCTGGTACCGCAATTAAGAAGTCTTATTTTGACCCAGTAAGAGGTCATAATGTCTCTGAGCTTGTTCTTCCTAATGATTTCGTTGTCAATTACTATACCAAGTCAATTGCAGAATCCCCAAGAGTCTCACATAGAATTCTCTTGTCTTCCAACGACCTGCACGAGCGTCAGGTACGTGGCGTATTTTTAAAAGTAGAAGACGAAGTACAACCTAGTCTTCCTAACGTCTCTATGCTTACCCAAGCTAAAGAAGACGCACAAGGTGTTCGTCAGCAATCAGGTGACCCTGATACTCCTTACGAATTTTTTGAAACTCACTTTTGGCATGACTTCGATGAAGATGGATACAAAGAGCCGTACATTGCCTACATCCGTAGAGACACTGGAAAAATCTACCGTATTGTCGCACGTTACTTTGAGGACTCGATTGAGTACCACAATGGCGAAATCATCCGTATTAAGCCTGAACAGTACTTCACAAAGTATGGCTTTGTACCTAGCCCAGACGGTGGATTCTATGACCTTGGCTTTGGCGTATTGCTTGGGCCTACTAATGATTCGGTAAATACTATTGTTAACCAGTTGATTGATGCTGGTACGATGAGTGTTACTGGTGGTGGATTCCTAGGACGTGGCGTTAAGATTAAAGGTGGAGACTACACATTCAAACCACATGAGTGGAAGCGTGTAGATAGCACAGGCGACGACCTTCGTGCCAACATCTTCCCATTGCCTATCCGTGAACCTAATGGTGTATCGTTCCAGCTTTTACAACTCCTCATCAACTATGGTGAGCGTATTGCTGGTGCAACCGATATGATGACTGGGGTAAGTCCTGGTCAAAATACTCCTGCTGAGACAAGTCGTAACGTAGTAGAGCAGGGTATGAAAGTATTTAATGGTATCTACAAGCGTACTTGGAGAGCCATGAAGGAAGAGTTCCAAAAGCTATATCGTCTAAACCAACTCTATCTGCCAAGTGAGCCAGTAGAGTTTGAGTACAACAATGAACTTCAGTTCGTACTCCCTGACGACTATTCTATGGATATGAAGTTAGTTAAACCTGCTGCCGACCCTAACGTTGTTTCAGATAGTCAACGTCAGATGCAAGCACAAGCCGTATTACAGTTAGCACAATCCTCTGGTGGCTTCAATATGTATGAAGTCCAAAAGCGTTACTTAGACGCACTCAAAGTAAACGCTATTGACCAAATTCTCCCTGACCCTAAAGGCCCTAACGCTATCAAACCAGGCCCATCGGAAAAAATGCAAATCGAGAAGATGAAGAACGATGAGCGTCAGATGAATCACCAACTCAGATTTAAACTTGGTATTGCCAAACTCATGCAAGAAGCAGAGCTACAACAAGCCAAGATTACCGAGCTACAGGCTAAAGCAGTATTGGAACTTGAACAAGCAGATGGCGTTCAATCTGGTCATGCTATAGCTATGTTAGAAGCCCAAATAGGTGCCAAGAGAGCGCACGTAGATGGGATTATTAAGTCAATAGAGATGATGCAAAACTTAGATAAGGAAACTAGCAATGACGGAGCAGGTCAAATGCAGGAAATGCCTAACCCTTAAACTCTCTTCAGAGTTCTCTGCTTCAAAACTATCCCACGGGGATTATGTTTGCTTTGTATGCAACAATGAACAGTTGCGTCAATATAGACTCGCCAACAAAGACAAAATAAAACAAACAAGCAAAGCCTATTATCAAAAGAATAGAGAAAAATTACTGCTTGATAAAAAACTACAAAGACCTGAAAAAGCTGATTTGCTGAATAAAAAAACTGCTGAATGGAAGTCTAAAAACAAACCATTACTAAGAGCAATGTATGCTAAAAGACGTGCTAGTGTGTTGAAAGCAACTCCTAAGTGGTTGACAGAAGTTGACTATGAGAGAATAAAGAATTGCTATAAATTAGCGGACATTCAAACAAGGCTAACTGGCTCACAATGGCACGTTGACCATATTTATCCGCTACAAGGAAAAGAAGTTTGTGGTCTTCACGTCCCAAACAATCTAAGGGCTATCCCTTGGTTAGAAAACGTGAAAAAAGGAAATAAGTTAATTGAGGAGAGTGTATGACAGAAAATGAATTCAAGGAATGGAAAACGTACCACGTAACTGAGGAATTCTTTAATTTTCTAAAGAAGGCTAAAGTTGAAACCCAAGAGGCGTGGGCTAATCGACAGTTTGTAACTGACGGGGAAAATCAGTTTGCATTAGGTGGGGTATATTCCATCAATCAAATTCTTGATTTGACTTATGAAGATATTACGGGGGTCTAATGAGCGATACACTAAATTCAAGTGGCTGGAAGCCAACGGGTCATCGTGTCTTGGTAAAGGTAACCAAAGTTGAAGAGGTTACTCAAGGCGGCATTATTATTCCCAAAGACGTTACTAAACGAGAACAGCTTGGTCAAGACGGTGGAATCGTCGTCGAAATTGGGAATACTGCTTATTCCGACCAAGACGAACCTTGGTGTGCAGTCGGAGACTACGTCAAGTTTGGACGTTACGCTGGTCAGCTTATCACGCCAGACGAATCAGAAGACGGAATAGAATACCGTGTATTAAACGATTTAGATATATGCCTTACCAAACTAGGAGATAGAAAATGAGTGAAGAATTAGAACAAGTATCGGCCGAATCATTAGATGGTTCACCTTCCCAAGAAGCAGATGTGCAATCTGATGCCACACCTGAGGTTGATGAAGAAACGTTATTAGAAGCTAAACGTCAAGGTTGGGTTCCCCAAGAAGACTATAACGGCCCAGAAGACAAATGGGTTGACGCAGAAACCTTTGTAAAGAAAGGTAAAGAGATTAATGCTCTGTTGCGTAAAGACAACGATTTTTTAAAGCGTGAAGTATCTGAAATGAAGTCCACAATGATGGAATTTAAAAAGTTCCACGCTGAGACTGAAAAACGTGCTTATGACCGTGCCATGTCAGATTTGCGTGACCAAAAGAAAGAAGCCATCTCTACTGGTGACGGTGATAAGGTTCTACAGATTGATGATGCTATTGACGAACTTAAATCCCAAAAACCTGAGCCTGTAGCCGCTCGTGCATCAAACCAGCCTGACCCAACCTTTGTTCAATGGAATGAAGATAACACTTGGTTTGGTAAAGATACAGAATTGACTAATGAAGCTAACCTAATCGGTGAAGTTATCAAGCGTCAAAACCCAACATTGATTGGCTCTGAGTTCTTGGACGAAGTTACTAAGCGTGTTAAGAAAATGTATCCTGAAAAGTTTACCAATTCTAATCGTGCTCGCCCATCTCCTGTAGAGGGAACTACTGCTCCTAAGTCTAATTCTAAAGGTGGTAAAGGATATAACGACTTGCCCCCAGAAGCTAAACAAGCCTGTCAGAAGTTTGAAAAACAGGGATTGATTACAAGAGAAGCATATTTAAAAGAATATTTTGGTGAATAACCATTGTATTTATAGTAAAATCACTTAAAATAAGTTAGGAGTATTATAATGCCAAGAGTAAGCAAAACACAAAGTAGTCCTGAAACACAAGTGCGGTCTGTATCTGACCGAGAGACCGAGACGGTTCGTTCACAGGCACAGCGCCCTAGACGTAACTCAATTGGTGTTCCAAGACTGACTTTGGCTGTAAAGTTTGATATTCCAGGTCATCATATGTGTTGGATGAATGATGATGGAAATGTTGAATCAGCACTAGATAGCGGATATGAGTTTGTCACAAGAGGTGAGGCAGAGTTAGAGAATGGTGTATCACCATCAAACGTCGACATGGGTGACAGAATCAAACAAAAGGTAGGAACTACACAGCAAGGCGATGTTCTTTACGCTTTTTTGATGAAGATTAAAAATGAATGGCACGAGGAAGATATGGCCACGATTGAACTTCAAAACAAACAAGTAGAAGATGCGATTGCTAGTGGAAACATTAATGGAGCCGTTGGTCAAGATGGGCGTTATAACGCTGGAATCTCGATTAAACGGAACTAAACTTAATTTAATTGGAGCTTTATCATAATGGCGAATTTAAACGCACCATTCGGCTTTTCAGCCGTGATTTATGGTACAAGTGGCGTTAACAACCAGCAACAACGTGTTTACTACATTCCATCGACAGATACCTCTGCGTATTACATCGGTGACACAGTTTACACAGTTGATGGCAGTGATGCTAATGGTACCCCTGCAATTGCAAAATGTGCGTCTGGTCAAACACCTCGTGGTGTTGTAACTGGCGTATTGATTGCTAACCCTAACAACCCTTCTATTCAGGGTACAAACCTTGACTTGACGACTACTAGCGTTCCTGCTTCTAAGTCACAAGCCTATTACCTGCTCGTTAACGATGACCCAGACCAAGTCTATTGCATCCAAGGCGACAGCACTACATTTGCAACAACTGACATGAATAAGAACGCATCCTACACTGTAGCTGCTCCTTCATTGTCAAATCAAATGTCAGCAACTGTATTAACAGGTACCACCACATCTTCTACTGCAGTATTGAAGATTGTTGGAATTGAACCAATCCCAGGTAACATCTTGGGGCCTTATGTACGTTTCTTTGTGTTGTTCAACAACTCAGAGATGTTACGTCCATCTGCTGGCATTTAATTAGGAGAATAAAAAATGGCTGGTATTATTACAACTGGTTCGTTTCCAAAAGCACTGTGGCCTGGTATCAAGGCTTGGTGGGGTCGTTCATACAATGAACATCCTATCGAATACACAGACTTGTTCGACACGAGCACATCTGACAAAAACTACGAAGAGTACGTCCAAGCTACTGGCTTTGGTCTTGCTCCACAAAAACCACAAGGTCAAGGCGTTGTTTATGACTCCGAGACTCAAGGTTTTGTAACTCGTTTAACTAACGTTGCATACGGCTTGGGCTACATCGTTACCCAAGAAGAACTTGCTGACAACCTCTATGAAGTTGTTTCCAAGCGTCGTGCTGCTGCCAATGCTTTCTCTATGCGTCAAACCAAAGAGAACGTTGCTGCTAACGTATACAACAATTCTTTCTCTAACAGCTATGCTGGTGGCGATGGCGTATCACTGTTGAACGCTTCACACCCTAACACCTCTGGTGGTACTTTCTCTAACTTGTTAACTGTTGCAGCTAACTTGTCTGAGGCAGCTATCGAGAACTTGATTATTCAACAAATGCTTGCATTGAATGACCGTGGACTACGTATCAATTTGATGCCTAAGAGCCTCGTTGTTCATCCAAGTAACTGGTTTGAAGCCAACCGTATTATGAAGTCTGTATATTCATATAACACTGGTGCTAACCCTCCTGGTACTGCAAGTAACGCTGTAAACGTATTACACGCTACTAACGCATTGCCAGAAGGTATCAAGATGAACCATTACCTATCAAGTACTAAAGCATGGTTTATCCGTGCTAACGTACCCATGAATACAGGTATGATTCACCAAGAGCGTCAAGCAATCACGTTTGACCAAGACAATGACTTTGATACGATGAATGCTAAAGCTAAATCGTATGAGCGTTATGCCTTCGGTTGGGGCGACCCACGTGCATTGTGGGGCACACCTGGAGTTTAATTAACTCGCACGTGAGCGATTCCCCCTAGTTTCCCAAAAGGTCTCTAGGGGGTTT